AATTGAAGAAGTAGATGCAATCACAGATATATTGAATGGAGTATAAATGGCAAATATTTTAGTTACTGGTGGTGCAGGTTACATTGGCTCGATGCTGGTGCCAGAACTTCTTAAAGAAGGACACAATATAACCGTTTTAGATAATTTCATGTATCAACAAGCATCACTCAATCATCTTTGTAATCATCCAAACTTTAGAGTGTATAGAGGCGACATTCGTATTGGTGCAGATATCTTTCCTCTGATGAATCAGGCAGATGTTATTATTCCTTTGGCAGCTTATGTTGGTGCACCTTTGTGTGATAAAGACCCTATCGGTGCAACAACTACAAACAAAGATGCCATCTTTATGATGATTGATAAGTTAAGTAACAATCAACTTGTATTGATGCCTACAACAAATAGTGCCTATGGTACTGGTGATTACTGCACCGAAGAATCACCATTGAATCCTATTTCTAGATATGCCATAGATAAAGTAGAAGTAGAGAAAAGATTAATGCAACATCCTAATGCAGTTAGTTTCAGACTTGCAACTGTATTTGGCATGTCACCAAGAATGAGAATTGATTTGTTGGTAAATGATATGTCATACCGTGCTGTGAATGATGGCTTTGTCGTATTGTTTGAATCACACTTTAAGAGAAATTACATTCATGTGATGGATGTTGTTCAGGCATTTCTATTGGCTATTCGTAATCATACCACTATGAAAGGTAACATCTACAATGTTGGTCTTTCTACTGCCAATGTCTCTAAGAGAGAATTGTGTGAAATCATTAAAGACCATGTACCTAGATTTGAAATCATTGAAGCATCTATTGGGAAAGATAAAGACCAAAGAAACTACATCGTGTCTAATGAGAAGATAGAGCGTGCTGGTTTTACTCCTAAATATACATTGAATGATGGAGTAAAAGAACTGATTAAGGGTTACACAATGATTAAAAACACAAAGTATGGTAATATCTAAGCAGCTAATATCATCATCTAACGGGAACACCCAGACTATAACATCTGTCAAGCACTAAGTCAACAAAAAAGAAGGTAAATATGAGTGAATACGCAAAAGCTTTCCAAGAACAAGGATATGTTCTAGTAAAAAACTTTATTCCTAAAGATACTGCAAAATATCTTTATGAGTATTTGAAATTTTCAATTCTTGCTCATCAGTTAGCAGGTAATGAGACTGCCGTTAAAGGTGATGAACAAGTGATTGGTTCATTCACAAGAGGTCATGGTGACCTTGCCCTAGATTCTCTGATGAAAACAATGAAACCTAAAATGGAAGAAGTAACTGGTCTGCAACTTTTTCCAACATATACCTACTCTCGCATCTATCGTGCTGGCAACTACTTGGCACATCATACCGATAGACCGTCATGTGAAGTGTCCATTACAATAAAACTTTCCTCATCGGACGATAGTTATAATTGGCCGATTTGGATGAAAGAATCTGAATATATGCTTGACGATGGCGATGGAGTAGTGTATCGTGGTTGTGACTTAGACCACTGGCGTGAGGTATGTGAGGCACCAGAAGGTTGGCGAATGGGGCAAGTTTTTATGCACTATGTTGATGCCAATGGTCCTTATGCTGATTACCGTTATGATAAACGATATGCAAAAGAAAAATTATTTGAAAGAGACTTATGAGTGAGAAGAAACCAAAACATTATGTGAACAACGCCGATTTCTTGGCAGCACTTATCGAATACAAAAGGGTGTGTGATGAAGCCAAGAAGAACAACAAAGCAGAACCATCAATACCAAATTACATCGGTGAGTGCTTTCTAAAGATTGCAGAACACCTGTCACGCAAACCCAACTTCATTTCATATTCGTTTCGTGATGAGATGATTGCCGATGGTATTGAAAACTGCCTGATGTATTTTCGTAACTTTGATCCAGATAAGTCTAAGAATCCATTTGCATATTTCACACAAATCATTTATTATGCTTTCTTGCGAAGAATCGTGAAAGAGAAGAAACAACTCTATGTAAAGTATAAGGCAACAGAACAGTTTGGCATTTTAGATGAACACGAAATGTTTGAAGATTCTGATGGCAACATGAGACAGTTTCAATTGTATGATAACATTTCCGAATTCATTCACAATTTTGAGGAAAGCAAACGAAAGAAAAAAGAGGCAAAGACAAAGGGCTTAGAAAAGTTTTTAGATGAAGAATTGCCTGATTCTGCTTGACTTACAAAGAAATAGGAGATATAATGGACAAGGTAAAAATTGAACATCACATTAAACACTTAGAAGAACAACACCGAAGTATTGACAATCTTATCAAAGACAGTATTAAACACTATGGTAATGATACCGAAGTTGCAGGTCTTAAAAAGAAAAAACTTAAACTCAAAGACGAAATTGAAGGTTTCAAAAAACAAATAGCATGAAAATTTGCATACTTGGAGATACCCACTTTGGTGCCCGTGGTGATTCGTTAGACTTTCACAAATACTTTGAACGATTCTATGATGAGGTGTTCTTTCCTTATCTTAACGCAAACGACATTAAAGTAATTTTTCAGATGGGTGATTTGTTCGACCGAAGAAAGTTCATCAACTTTAATACACTTCATCTTTGTCGCAGATACTTTTTTGACCGTTGCCAAATTCTTGGTATTAAAGTTCACACACTTCTTGGCAATCACGACATTGCTTTCAAAAATACATTAGAGGTAAACTCTACTGGTTTATTGTTGAATGAATATGAAAACATTCACTACTATGATTCATTTGAAACAACAGAGTTTGATGATGTTTTAATTGATGTTGTGCCATGGATTTGTGATGATAATGAACAAGAAATTTTCGAAAAGATGAAACAATCAACGGCACAGATTTGTTTCGGGCACTTTGAGATTGCTGGTTTTGAAATGGACAAAGGTAATGTTTGTGACCATGGTCTTGACAAAGCCTTACTTAAAAAGTATGATGTTGTATTGTCTGGTCACTTTCATCACAAGTCAACTGATGGCAATATTACCTATGTTGGCACACCATACGAGATGACATGGTCTGATTACAATGATTCAAAAGGTTTTCATATCTTTGATACCGACACAAGAGAAATGACATTCGTAAAGAATCCTTTTGCAATGTTTAACAAGTTGTCATATGATGATGGGCAGACAGATTTTGAACATTGGAAGAATTACGACTTCGAATCACTCAAAGATTCCTATGTCAAAGTCATCGTAATAAACAAACAGAATCCTTATTTGTTTGACACGGTTATTGATAGCCTATATAAGGTTGGTGTTGCTGATTTGTCTATCGTTGAAGATTTTAGTGATGCGCTCATTGATGATGATAGTGATATTGTTGACCAGGCAGAAGATACGATGACAATTCTATCAAAATATATTGACAATCTCACACTAGAAGTTGAATCTGAAAAATTAAAAAAACTTATGCGAGAACTTTATGTTGAAGCATTAAACACGGAGGTAGCTGAATGAGCTATACAACAATATTGAATAATCCTTGGGAAAGACACACATGCACCTATCCTTGGGTGTATTGGGACAATGCCTTCTCTGAGGAAGAATTACAGAAGATGTGTGACTACTTTGCTGAACAAGGAGTAGAAAGAGGTACAACTGTCGGTGCTGCAAAACCTGACGCAGAAACAGGTGAAGTAAAAATTGACCAGGCGCCAAACGAAAGGGTGCGTAAATCAAATGTGAAGTTTCATGGTCGTGACGAAAACACGGCATGGATTTATGACCGTTTCAATTGGGTAATTCAACAACTCAATGAACAGTTCTATGGTTTTGATTTGTATGGTTATGATACCATGCAATACACAGAATATGAATCTGATGAAGGCGGTAAATACGACTTTCACATGGATACAATTCTAGGTCGAAACATTCCAGGTGATATGCAAACAACTGGCATTCGTAAGTTATCTATTGTTATGTGTCTCGCAGAATCAGGTGTTGATTTCGAAGGTGGAGAATTTCAAATCAATAATGGTCAAGAAGCAGATGCCGAAACAATTGAAATGAAGAAAGGTCGTATCATTGCGTTCCCCTCTTGGATGCTTCATCGTGTTGCACCTACAACTAAAGGAAAAAGAAAGTCTCTTGTTATTTGGGTACTAGGACCGAAATTTAGATAATGATAATTTTTCGTAATGTTCGTTGGAAGAATCTACTTTCAACAGGCAATTTCTTTACTGAAATCAAACTAGACAGTAACACAAACACACTCATTGTTGGTGAAAATGGTTCTGGTAAAAGCACAATGCTCGATGCGTTGTGTTTTGCCCTATTTGGTAAACCATTTCGCAATATCAACAAACCACAACTACTTAACTCAATCAATCAAAAAGATTGTATTGTTGAAGTAGAGTTTGATACCAATAACAAGTCATATAAAATTGTTCGTGGCATCAAACCCAACAAGTTTGAGATTTTTCAGAATGGTGACCTCATCAATCAAGATGCGGCCGCAAGAGACTACCAAGAATTCTTAGAGAAGTTTATTCTCAAATTAAATTACAAATCTTTCACACAGATTGTAACTCTTGGTTCGGCATCATTCACACCGTTCATGCAATTGTCTGCTGCTGACAGACGGGCTATCATTGAAGACTTGTTAGACATTCAAATCTTTTCGACAATGAATACGCTTGTTAAAGAAAGATTGACTACCAATAAAGAGAGTTTGTTTGACATGAAACATCAAATTGAACTCACACATCAAAAATATGATATGCAGAAAAAACATATCGATGATTTGAAACAGAACAATGAAGATAAGGTAAAAGAATATGATGACGAGATTTCATGTCATAGCAATACCATATCCATCTTACTCAGCAATGTTGCAACCCTTACCGCTGAAACAGAAGAATTGCAATTGGTTGTTGCGACTAAAATTGATACAGAGGCTAAGGTTAAGAAGATTACAAAACTTGAATCGCAAATTGAAAGCAACTTATCCAAATTT